AACCTGCGTATACCAAAATGTTAAATATCTTCTATAAATTAGATACAAAGTTTTTCTCTCAAACTTCTGCCTATAGAATATTAGGAAAAGAGAAAGCTGAAATATGGAAGAGAATACATAAAACTGATAAAATCACAAGAGATAATATAACTCTTTACGGAGACCCTGACTTTATCGCAAGAGGGGTAAGTATATTCCAAGAAAAACAGATAGAGATGCAGAATTTATTGAAGTTTTTTGAATTGGTTATACAAGCCAAAGAGCCAATGATTGATGAAACAACTGGACAACCTATCATAGGTGGAGATGGACAACCTGTTATGGAGCCAATTGGTGATATAGCAGAAGTAATAAAGAGATGTGGGGTAGCTCTTAACTTCAAAAATGTAGAGAAACTGATACCTAAGATATATGAATATAAGAAAAGAATAGAACAAAGAAAATCCGCCCAACCAGATCAACCCACTTCTGGAAACGTCATCGCTCCCCCTCTTAGTGGTGGCATGGGCGGAACTCAGATGGGGGGTTGATGAATGGAAGAGGAGAGAATAATTGATACAGGTTTGTTAAAGGAAGCTCAAAATCGTGACAAACTAGTGACCTTGTTTAGTTCGCCAGGTTGGAAAATAGTAGAAACCTTTTTTATCAATGAGTATAATATTGCAATAGATAATTTAAAAAAGGGGAAAGATGTAGAGAACGCAAGGGCATTAATCCACATTTTAGACACCTTGACAACCGAAATGGGCTTGGCAATTCAAGTTGGGAATCAAGCCAGACAACAGTTTGACCAACTAAAACAATAAAAAGGAGAAAATAAAAATGGCTAAGAAAGTAGTCAACAATTCCACAGACATCCCTTTTGAAGAAGGACATGAAAACTTTGTCGAAGGAGAAATAGAAGCTGGAACTGACGAGCTTGATAACCTAGAACCAGAACAGATAGAGGAATTATTAAGAACTCAGAACGCAAAGAAAGATACACCAGTGGAGAAAGTAAATGAACCACAAAAAATAGACAAAGAAAAAGAAGAAGAGCAAACAATAATTGACGTATTAAGTGAAAAAACACCTGAGGAACCCGATGAAGATGAGGAGAAACTTCCAGATAAACTTAAAGGTAAGACATTAGAAGAACTTAGAAAGATGTACATTAATGCAGAGAAATTAAGTTCTACACACTCAGCTGAATTAGGAGAACTAAGAAAGCAAAAGGTGGAACTTGCTGCTGCAAGAGAGTTGGCGAAGAAATATGAACTTGAAATGTCTGCGGCTAAGGTCGCTCCTCAACTTAAAAAATGGACACCAACGGAAGTTGCCGACTTCATCCAAAAACTCGGTGAAGATCCTCAGGGAGCGTTTGCAGCTCTTATTAATCCGTATATCCAACCATTGGGAACAAGTGTAGCACAAACAAGAAATGAAAGAATGGAAGATGTACTAACTAAAGAAAACGCAGATAAAGTCGTACCATATAATCATGAAGCAGTAAATACTATCCTAAAGGCTAATCCTGAATTATGGAAAGAACATGGAACAAAAGCAATAAAGGTAGCCTTTAATATGTACAAAGAAGAGGCATTTCCTATACTAATGGAAGCCAAAGAAAAAGAATTTATGGACGGCTTAAAAGAGAAAAAGGGCAACAAAGATAAAGAACAGGCTACGCATGTTGTGGGCGTAGGTGCTTCTAAGACTAAGGTTACTGGTACTGGGAACATGGCAGAAGCTATAGCGAAACTTAACAAGATGGATCCAGACAAAGCTCTGGCTATACTTGGAAAGGTCTTGAACTATAGCTCATAAGAGGAGAACAAAAATAGGAGAAATTTAATGTCAAGATTGAAAAGATTGATACTTAATATTTTACTTTTCCCTGTATTTGGTTTATTTGGTATTTATGCTTCTAGTACAAATCCAAATTTAAAATCAACTGCTGCGGAATTAGTAAATATATTTTACGACAAAACTGCTTTGAAGGAAGGGAAACCTTACAACATGTTAGAACAGTTTGCTGTAAAAAGTAGAAATATACCACAAGGTGCTGGCGATGAGATAGACTGGTGGAAAGTTGTACCAATACCTGTGGCTTCTGATTATGGAGTTTTGACAGAAGGACAAAGTCCTGCTGCTACATTACTTAATTATCAGAGGGTTAAAGCGTTAGTTAAAGGTTACGGATTAGTAGTTACTCTTAGTGAATTTTTACAAATAATCTCTATCGATCCAAAAATGGCAAGTACTGCTCAGAGTTTAGGAATACACAGAGCTAAAACTATTAATAGAATGTATTGGGGATGTTTAGCACAGAATTTATACCCATTGAGAGTAACTGCCAATACTTCTTACGAAGTTACTGGGATAGCAGATGGAAGTGCAACTACATCAACTGTAATTGACACAGCTGCTGGAATCACAGATGGTACTGTCGGTGTATTAGTAATGACAAATGGTAATAACTTTGGAATGGGTGGATTAGCTACTTATGCCTCTGCAACAACCACATTTACAATAAGTGCTACTGCTCCAAGTTATATACTCAACGAAGCAAATGCTGCATTAGATACATACAAATTTGCAAGTTCGACTGGACTTACCGCTGCCGATCCATTGACATGTGCTGTATTAGCTAAGTCTGTAACAATATTACAGAATAACTTAGCAGCACCATACGGAGATGGTTATTTTGGTAGTATTTTATCTCCATTTACTCAGTATGATGTCAGAAATGACTCAGAATGGATAAATGCAGACCATTATGCTGGTAGTAAGAAATTGTATAATGGCGAAGTAGGAAGTTGGGGCGGAATCAGATTCGTTATGGATTCCTTACCTTGGAGAAGTGCTGCTGGGACAATGCAAACATACGCTGCTGCTGGGGCTGTATTCCATACACCTGTATTTGGACAAGAATGTTATGCTGGTGTTAGATTCAATGGAGTTCAAGATCAACTAATCAAGAAATCCAAAGAACAAACTGGCGACCCATTAGAGACTTACTCAACAATGGGTTGGAAAGCCTATCTGGTCCCAAAAGTGCTTAATGCACTAAACGGAGTTCAGATACTTAGTGGAGCAACGAATATTAGTTAAGTAATTAACATAAATTAAGATAAGCGGGAGACTTACTCCCGCTTTAAAAAGGAGAAAAATAATGCCAAAAATATTAAAAACAATGGGCGAAGGACATGCAAAGGGAGAATTATATGCACTATTAAAAGCTGCATTAGTTGATATAGCTGCACAAAAAGTAATAATAGATGAATTGATATTAGACCATGCCATACTTGTAACTCAGTTAGGCGATATATCAGATAAGTATGCAGCTCATCGCCATAGTGTTGCTGGAGCAGCAAGTACAGGAACAGCTCCTTCTACAGAAGCTGCTGCTGCTGGTGCCACTGCTAGTACTATAGCGAAAACTCTTGATACTTTAACAGCAGTTACAACTGCTCTAACCGTAACAAGTTAAAAAATATGGGGTTCTTTCGGTGTCCTCATTTAACAAAACACCGATTTTAATAAAGGAGAAAAATGATTAAAACTAGTGCATTATTAGGAGCAAGTGGTTTAATATATAGAGGTAAATGTACGTTAAGGGGCGTTATGTTTGTTGGTGATACAGCAACAGAACCAACTTTAACATTAGCTAATAGTCTAACTGACGCTACACTTCCAAAAGCGTTTTGTATGGTATCTGATGAAACCCATACATTTTTTGCATGGTTTGGAGAAGGTATACATTGTAGTATAGGAATATATGCAACTTTAAGTGCAGCAACAGGAGACTATATAGTATACTACGAAGAAAGATAAGGGGGAAACTATGCCAAAGGCATTTGATGATTGTAGAAAAAACGGAGGCAAAATTCGTACCATAGCATTAAGTGGCGGAAGATACCGCCATGTTTGTATTTTAAATGGAAAAGTGAGCTACGGACATATTAAAACAAAAAAGAAATAAAGGGGGAAGATATGCCAATTTATGACATGAAATGCCAAGATTGTGGACTTATTGAAGAAGCAAGTATGTCCTTTGAGGAATCAGAATTAGGATTAGCTTGTCCAGATAGACGTTGTGGTGGACACATGGTGAGACAAATGTCTATACGTGTATCGGTTACAGGTTGTAACCGTTTCATCCGTAAGAAAGGGTTGGATGCGAAACAGGATAGATATTATGCAAATAAACATTTAGAAGAGGTCGGAAAATTACCAAAAGGAATTAAACCAGAAAGAGGAGTAGTATAGAAATGAATATTAAAGATGAAATAAAAAAAATAATTGATGTGCAGAATGAATTTATTCCTAAAATAGCTGATGCAGTCGCAAGAGAACAAGCTACGCATGAGAATATAAAGAGTATAATAAAAGAAATAAAAAAGATTAATTATAGGTTAGATAGAATCAGAAATGATTCAAAATTACCGAAGGAGAGTATAGATGTTAGCAACAGTGGCAGAATTGATAACGGATGTGAGGAGTCTAGTCAATGAGGAAGTAGCATCTTTCTGGACTGATGTTGAGATAACAAGATGGCTCAATGAAGGGCAAGAATATATATCTGCTGCTACTAAAGTGTTATCTAAGTACTATGATTATACAATAGAAACAGCTGATTTGATAGATAATAGAGAGATAAGATTACCTAGTGACTTTATAACACTTGACGATGGTGCAGTATTCTATAAAGGTAATGCTATTAGTGAGATAACATTAACAGAACTCAATCTATACTATGGGTACGATTGGCGTGATAGAACTGGTACACCTGTAAGATTTTATCGTAGAGCTGATAATTTAGGATTCTTTCCTAAGCCAACCGTGGGAGATGCAGTTAAGTTTTATGGAGTAGAAAGAGCTCCTACATTATCAGGGATAGTAGTGCCATTTTCTGGAGATTATAGATGTATACCACTTAGACGATACATAAGAGATTATGCTATTGCACAATGTTGGTACAAAAAGAGAAATAGAGACGATTATAGAGATAAGATGAATGAAGTAGAAAGAGGAATAGTCTATATAAACAATGTAGTTTATGGAGAAAAAAATCAGCCCAAGAAAATGATACCTGAACAACGTAATACAGGTGCTTATACAAGTACTGACCCATTAGACTTCTAGGAGAAAATTATGGATGAAAAGAAAAAAATATATAGAATATTGGATTCACTTTCTCCCAGCGAAGGTAAGTTAGTAAATATTCCCAGAGAGCCAAACTCATTACTTAATTGTCATTTCAATGTAAGGGGGCAAATAGAAAAAAGATTAGGTTTCTCAAAATATAATACTACATCATTGGGTGCTGCTCATCCTATAACTGGATTACATAGAAGATACAAACAAGATGAAACAAAAGAGTTTTTATGTGCTTGGAATGTAAATCTTTATAAGATAGCAGCTACAGACCCGTGGGCAGGAACAATATTACAAGATTATACTGGACATAGTTATGCTGTTACAGCAGATCAGCAAACTCATTTTGTGGACTTTAAAAACCACACTTATATAACAAATGGTGCAGAAAATCTTATGAAATATGGTGGTACATTTGTTCGTAGTGTAGGAATAGAATTACCGATAGCTCCAACATTCACTAGTACGTCAAATGGTTCTTTGACTGCTGGTGATTATTTATTTAAAGTGACCTATGTAGATGAAGATGGATATGAGGGCAACGGTGGCACAGCAAGTGCTGCTATGACAGCAGGAGCAGACCCTAACGATGGATTAACAATAGTTATACCTGTATCTACAGACCCAAAGATTGCTAAACGAAGAATATACAGAACTGTATCAGGTGGTACAGCTTATTTCTATGATGGAGAAGTTGCGAATAATACTGGAACTGCTTATGTTTCTAGTGTATCAGACGCAACCATAGCATTAAGAAC